TAAGATGTATAACCTTGACCACCAGAAATTAACTGAATATCTTTAATACCTGCAACTAAACTGTGTGCAGTAGCATATTCACCAGTAGTAGCAGTTTGGACATTTACTCTAGGAGCAAAATCAAGTCTATATCCTTTACCACCCTCTTTAACTAAGATATTATCAATCTGATTGTCTACAACATTACATACAGCTGTTGCTCCACTACCAAATGCTGCAGGGACAAATTCAATCGCTCTAACATGAAGAGTATCTTGACTACCAAGAGCAAACTTAGTAACAAGAGTATCTTGATAAACATTAAACTGCTCAAAAGGTTTTTGTAATTGTCCTGAGCGGTTGACAATTAAAGAAACATCAGAAATTGGAGTATATGCAGATCCATTTACTCTTAGAGGATAATATTTTGTGCCTTGCCATTCTGAGAATGGGACAGGATCCATTGTAACAATGGTTTTATCAGCAAAACCTATAAGATAGACAATCTTAGTAAAACCTTGGTCATCGCCTCCTAGAGGTGCTCTAGGGGGCACTGTGAAGATGATATTGGTGCCACTAACAGTGTAATCTACTGTAGGTCTAAGAGTTACATTATAGACAGTAACTATTAGGTGATCTACAGACGCAGGACTAACTGGGTTACCTTGATACTTTAATGGAAATGTAGTTTGGACGCCATCAAACTCGTAATATGGATTTTCTAGTGCTTGCTCTTTCTTCTTAAATTCATGTGGTGCAATACCAGGTGTCATGATAGCATCAGGACCTCTGGTTACCGATTCATAGTATAAGATCTCATTATCAATCTTAATACTACCATTTCTTTCCTGATATCCGTCAATATCTTCAACAACAATCTCTGTGTCATTCAAACCTATTGCTTGAAGCACATTTGTCTCAGATGTTAAGACATTTGACTGATAAGTGTCTAAGTCAAGATAATCGAGTACATTATTAAGTATGTCGTAGGGTCTACCTACTTTCTCCTGTGATTTGTAGTATTCTTGTAGTAGTTGGACAAAGGCACGGTCTTCTGATTTAATAAAATCAGGTAACTGTTGCTCAACTCTGTCAGAAACCTGTACTCTAGACATAACTTAGAAGCAGTCTTCTATATCGGGATAAGTGAATGTATCCGTGGGGTAATCAAGTATATTTAGCTCTCCACCACCAAAGTTAAATCCACTGAAATTATTAGGATCGAAGATAGGGACTGATAAGTCATTGATCGTATAATCTATTGGATTTACGTCTGGGTTGAAGATAATTGGGTCTGTGCCTGCAGGAGGCTCAAGTGATCCACCGCTAGGGTAGACAACCACTGGAATTCTGTTTGTATCGTCAGGTGTTAGTGCAACGTTTAGAGGTCCTACACATACTTCACCAGTATTGTAATTGACTGACCCGACATTATTATTTAAGATTACTTCTGCCTCATCTTTAACAGTAACTAACATCATGTTACCTTTACCGTCATCTCTTAAATTTACAGGGACAAGAGTTTGTGAAGTAGTAGAGTCAAAAACTGCAGTATCTACTTGGACAACACCACTAGTTAGATTGGCATTATTAAGAAGACTTTCAGTATATCCAGTTGCATAGAATGTGCCTGATTTAACTACAGAGAAGGTTGGTTTACATGTGCCGTCAGACCCATCTGTGCCGTCCCCTGAGGTGCCGTTTCCATCGCCAGTGCCATTATCATCACTAGTGCCAGAATAGTCGCCTGGACGGAATAAAGGGTTGTTGAAATCTAGACATTGGTTGAATACTTGACCAAACTGGAATGTATCAAGATTCTGACCTAGAGTAATCTGAGTTGTGCTACCTGAGATAGCAGGATCAGAGTTATCGACTACTCCTGCATACTTAGATCCTTCAAATCTGTTGTTGAATCTATTTGCAGCATTTTGTGCATTGTAATCGTCGATATTTTTTAATACTTTAGTCCTTAGGTCATTAGAACTAAGATTAGTGTCATTACCATTATAGTAAACGTAAGATTTAGGAATAACATAGAGAGTTGTAGGATCAATGATGATCGGATCGATAGCACCGATCGAATAATCTTTTAATTGATTCTTAATTCTGACTTTTGTAGTCTCATTCAACTTAGATCCAGTCTTAGGTCTAACTGCAACGTAAACTTTTCCATAAACAGGAGGATTTAACTTCTCACCACCATATGCAACCACTGATCGTGATTGTGGATAGAGTTGTCTTACTAGATTCTCAAAATCTCTCTCTGTTACTGCTCTGTTTTGTGTTGTATACAATCTAGGAGCATTATACTTGATTGATACAGGTGATTCTCTGTCTTCACCGTCTGCTGCTTGGTTTTCGGTAACAACACTAATAGCATTGTTGCTAATTATGCGTCCTTCGCTGTCATTTGCTGTCCCAATGAAAGTAAAGTCTCTTGCACCGTTTGCTTCTTTACCAACTGTCCTTACATAGTCAATTTTTACAAATTCACCGTCAACTAATTGTCTTCCTAACACTCCATCACCAAAAATTACCTTATAACGTAAATCATCAACTTCTTCAAGGAAGTAAATACGAGAATTACTGTCTAAGTTAACAGATGAAGTTGCTCTATTGTAAATATCAATTTCTGATGACTGCACAGAAGGAGATATGTAAACAATCATCCTTTCAGTGTCTACATCTTCACTAGGAATGATGTATTCTTGTCTTTTCGTGTTATTAACAACAAATGAGTAAGTAAGAAGGTTACCTTGATATGTTGCAAGACATCTAAACGTCGCTTTACCTGTAGATTGGTCAACAGGTGCTTGGACTTGAGTTAGAATTGTAAAAATATAGTCATCAAAGTTATTTTCAGCACTAAACGAGTCACCTTTGTTAATTGTAACCTGCTCAGGGTAGGTTAGACCGTTTGCACCAATTAAAGTCTGCACAGTTACCGTCACAAACGCTTTTGGAGACTTTACACTACGAGGAGTGTAGTTAAGTTGTTTAGCAACCTTAACAATATTGTCTCTGACAGTAGATGTTTCTAAGAATGCCTCATTTAGAGACATGTTTGCATTAAATGCAGTATAGTATGTGTTATAAGCAAGAATGTCTAGGAGGTAAGACGCAGCAGATCCCTCAAAGTCATAATCAGTAAACTCTGATCGAGTCCTGAGGTATGATCTTATCGATTCCTTGATTTCAAAGAAATCTAAGGAGGTTAATTCTGATGGTACTGCAGCCATTACGTCCTCTCTAGTATAAAGTCGATCTCTTTAAGGATTCTTTCTCCTACGATTGTATATTCAACTCTAACTTCTAATGAGTTAGTGTCAAAACCGTCTTGCACATTGACAGATGTTACTCTGATACGTTTTTCGTATCTGTCTAGAGTGCTTTGTATTTCATCTTTGATTGCCTCACCTGTAAAAACATCATAAGGCTCAAATAGTAGTCCAGTTACTCTAGATCCGACATCATACTGAAAGGGTTTCTCACCAATATCGGTTTTAATCAGATTTAGGACTGCCTGCTTGATTGCATTCTCATTTTTGACAGCACCAAAGTCGCGGCTATTAGGATTTGCTTTGAAAGACATTGCAAAATCTCTAAAACCACGACTTATGTTTTTATCTGATCGAATTCTGTATGACACTATGCATTAATAATGAATTTTGCCATAATATAGGTTACGTTTATTATTTAGCCTTGTCCACGATACTTTTTACGAGGCTTATTTCTTGAGGTAGCAGACAATTTAGTATTTTGACTTTTACCTTGTCTAGTTTTCTTTGGTCTTGTATCTACTCCGCCTGATACGAAGGCTGTTGATCGTGTTGCCATAATAATTTAATAAGTTTACTAACCTGCCCATACATTCATCGAGCCATATGCTACGACTGATGAGCAAGGATACGAGAAGCCAGGAAATCCGACTCCTAGTGGGTCTAACTGTCTAGCAATCAATCGCTTGAGTGCAAACACAGTTAAGGTTGTAGGATATAGAGTCCTATCATGTCCAATACCTCTATCCTCTGTCGTTAATACCGAGCAAGGGTAGGGCGTTGGTTTCGGACATAGTGATTTACCACATGGACACATATGAATCACTATATTCGTACATGCAGATGGGTGTACAATGAATTTATCACCCGCCAACATGATGGGGAAACCATTGACTAATACTGTAGCACGATTTGGTGCTAAAGGTGTCAAAGGTATTAGACTAAGAGGTGGCCACCAACAAGTATATTCCTTAATACGAATAGTCCTTGTCCTTGGGATTGCTCCGCAAGACTCCGTGCTGTGAATTGTGGGAGGTAAGCACAACCCATGTCCAGAATCAGGTAGACCATTGATAGCAGCAACTGGTTTTAGAAATCCAAATCCCATTATCCCTGTCCCTCTAATTCTCTGCCATCCAGATATGGGTATTTATCTTGGCACTCGTCGAAGAATGGATTACCTAAGTTTTTAATACTTCTTGCCAGTGCATTTGTGCCACCAGTCAGATAATTCATTATTTGCATCTTGCCTGTGTAGTCACCCATCTTGATCCTGTAACGCTCTGTTTCCATACGTTTAGGGTCAACGGCAATAGAGCAGTCTGCAACATGTGCTAGGGCGTTACAGGTGTTGCACAGACCACCTCCTGAGCCTGGCCAATTACTACTTATAGTATTGTTTCCATTCGCTCCTGTATTTGTTGCTGAAGGCGGGGTGATCTCGTAGTAGGTTTGTCCTGCAAGCGGATTTCCATTGTCGTCCCATCCACAGTAGACATCAAGGACTCCATTTGTGTTACTGCCCTTACGCACATACCTGTCCCAACAATCGTGAGGAATATTGGTAGGGTCACTTGGACAACTCCCGCTATTGACTGAAAACTCAGTATAACTTTGAGATCCTGGTGTGGGGACTCCATCAATTAGTGTGCTCCAATTAGAAGTAGTGTCCGTAGGACTACCATCTAGGTTATTTCCTAACCACAAACTAAACTGTTGTGCTCTAGAATAGTTACTACGGTTATAATCATATGTATTTTCGTCAAGTCCGATTGGGACGTATTCTATACTATTGTTACTACCACGATAACAGCGACCTGGCACGTTACCTCGGGTGCAACTCCATGTTTTATACCCACCTGCGACATTTCTTTTAGGTGAAAGTTTGGGTTTTGGCAAAGTATTCAAGAATTTCATGAATGCTTGACCTTGATTACCTATTGTCTTTCCGTCAAATGAGAGTGAAACGGTAAATTCTGCTTTTTCATCATGCGGAGCACAGTATTTCCAAGGTAAATACCCAAATGCTTTCCGCGATGCCCTAAATTCGTCTTGCACTTCGCCATAAAAGTTGGATCTTGGGTTATCTTCCGCCTCCATATACGCACAAGGCATCTGAAACCACTTTTTTATGTTGT